GAGCCGGGAACTCACCCAACACGCGAACACGAAACGCATTGCTCTCTTCGCCATAACGCACTTTCATCTCATCGACGTAATGGTCGCTCACCATCGGCGAATCAGCGCAGCTAACTTTCCGCGTCCACCATTCGCCGGCTTGCGTGTGGTGCGTGTCGAAGAAAAACCCGCTCGATCGAGTTGGGTTGCCGAGTAGAATCGTACAAGCGTTCTCGCCCGACATCGATCCGGCTGCGGCCTCGAACACCTGCTCGGGTATTCCCGACGCCTCATCGCAGATCAGCAACACGTTATCGGCATGCACGCCCTGCAGCGCTTCTGGTGTCTCGGCACGGCTAGTTCGAGCGGAGATAAAACATTCGCTCGGCGCCGATTTATGGCTCACACGATCGCTCTTCACTTCAAGAATGTCTTTCAAGGCCATCGGCAGTTCGTTGATCCAGCGCTTGAGCTCTGCGAACAGCGCGTCGAATAGCTGCGCGCTCGTTGGTGCCGTGACAACGATCTTCACCGGGTATCGAGTAATGAGATACCAAAGCATGGTCCATGCGGCGGCTGTCGATTTGCCCACCCCGTGGCCCGAGCGGATAGAGATGCGCCGCTCGCCGTCTTGCACGGCTTGCAAGAGCTCCGCCTGCCAGGGCTGCACTTTGACCTTGAGAACGTGCTCCACGAAGGCTACCGGGTCATGCCGGTAGCGCTTGAGGAAATCGATATAAGGATTAGGGGCTGATGCTTTCGGCATCTAGGGCTCGCTTTACTTTCATGTGGGAGGTGGCGATATTGTATTGCGCAGAAATGAGTTGCGCTATATCGCGATAGCTCTTCCCAGCGTCGCGGAGCTCGCGCATCTTGCCGATCGCCTCGCGGCGCTGCGGCAGTTCAACGACGATCGCTTCCTTGCCTTTGCCCTCTACCCTGCAGCCCCAGGGCGCCTGGCCCCCAATGAAGCCCGACCGCGCGCGCTTCGCGCGCCGGCCGATCTTCGTCTTCTCAAGGAGCTCTTCGCGGTAGATGTCAGCGACTACACTCATCACGCGGCTGGCGCCGCGCTGGCAGGCGTTGGTCTTATTCATGTCGCCGAGTTGGATAGACGTGACCTGCACGTCTAGATTGGTGAGCTCGTGCAACGCGCGCTCGCCGTTGTAGTGGTCGCGGCTGAATCGCGAGGGATCGTAGCAAACGATCACGTCGCCGGGCCGCAGTTCGACCTCTTGCATGCTCGGCCGGTCGAACAGGTAGACCGTGCCGCTCACGCCAGCGTCTTCGAGCCAAGCATCGATTTTATAACGCTGTGCTATCGCGACAGCCTGCGTTGCGAGGGACGTGCCGTCGGCTTGCTCTTCTGTGCTTACGCGGGTGTAGCCGTAGATCATGCTTGCTCTCCTTTCTGCTTGATCCTGAACCTGGCGGCGCTTGCGGTACTCGCCCCTGATGCTTCTTATTCTCATGCTCGCTCCTCCGGCCGCTTACGCGGCCTCCTTCAAATGCTTTTTGATCGCCTTCTCGGTTGCGTTCGCTGATCGGATCAAGCCCCATAGCCAGTCGCCGAATTCGCAGTTGAACAGCGTGGGATCCCAATAAAACTCCGCATCGGCTAAAAGATCATCGAGGTGCTCGCTGTTAGCATCGATAAAGTAGTGGCGCTTCGTTTCTCGCACGATCGCCGGGGCCGGGAGATCACGGTCGACGTGATCGTCATAGAAAAGCTTTGTAATTTTGATTGTTTCCATCGTCTCGCTCCTTAGCGGCTTACGCCGCCTCTCCTATGATTAAAGTAGCGTCTTGACCCCACGCATCACCGCTACGCCCGTAACAAGCGTGGCCATTGCTATTTAGCTTGGCTTTGGCAGGTGCATGCTCTGGCCGCTCGCTAAGGCCAAGCTGCTTTTGCACTCGGCTGTTTTCACCGGTAGGCAAAAATTTCTTGCCGCGACGAGCAATCAAATCTGCCTCGTCATCATGCAGCAGCCAATAAAAGCTGACGTGCCCGTAATGAGTTGATGAACCGAATCGAGCCTTGACGCGGCGGTCGCCCTCATACAAACCAACAAACTCCTCAACGCCACCGTTCTCGATGATTTCAGCTTGAATGAGGTGCTCACGAGCAGTTTGTTGTGAAGCCCACTGGCTAAGAAAGCCGTCAGTGTCGCAACGCTCAAAAGAGTCATTTGCTCTCTGAAATAACTTAGCCGCTGCGTCTCTGTGCTGTTGTGCTGTTTCCATCGTTGTCGCTCCTTTGTTTTCGTTGTGAACTACTCAGTAACAGTGATACCTTATCAAACGCTGTTACACTTGTACACCTTTTGTTGACATTATTTTTATTTTTTTTATCGATTAATCTAAAGGGCTCAAGGAGACCCAGATATGCAGAAATACGGACACAAGGCGCCGGTTAAACACTCCGGCAGCAACAAAAAGAACAAGCACGCATCGATGGTGGCAGGCGTTCGAGTTGGATCGCCCAAGCCCTCATTCCCGCCTAAATAATGGCAGAACCAAGGAAGGGCAAGGCGCGGGTCAAGGTCACGGCATCCGGCAAGCGGGTGTCGTACGGCCAGGCCGGCCGCGCCAGGGACGGCGGGCCGCGGGTGCGCGCCGGCACGAAAAAAGGCGACGCCTACTGCGCGCGGAGCGCCGGCCAGATGAAACGATCGCCGAAGGCCGCGAAGAACCCCAACAGCCCGCTCCGATTGTCGCGAAAGCGATGGAAGTGCAGCGGCACTAAATCAAGGAGATCATGATGGGTCTTTACAAAAACATTCACGCGAAGCGGAAACGGATCAAGGCAGGCTCGAAAGAGAAAATGCGCAAGCCGGGCGCCGCAGGCGCCCCCACTGCAAAAGCCTTCCGGCAGGCCAAGAAGACCGCAAAGAAATAATAAGCTGGCGACCCCTCCTTCCCCAAGGCCAGCTAGGCCCGCGCCAGCGGGCCTTTTTTTTGCGTGCAGGAAAATTTCAAAAATTTTTTTTGGTGCGTGCGGGTTTAACTACCACTCCCCCTCCCCCGGCAAGGCGCGAAGGGGGGGGGCTGAGCGCCTGGCAGCGAGCTCGGATCTCGATACCCCCTCCCATCCCATTCAATGCAACGTAAGTCATTGTTTTTGCTACGTTTTATAACAGCACTATTATGTAACGGCGTGTTAACGCTGTTATTTGGCGCTTAACTGGCTGATTTAACGCGAGATTATGTTAAATTCCCACGCGCGCGATGGACCGCCCGCCTCACTGCGTGAGAGCGCGAGTATCACTGCTCTGAGACGATCTTATCGTTAGGCACAATGAGCTCTCGCAAGGCGCCGAGATGCTGATCTTGGACGTTGATGGACACTAGCGGATCTCGTCGGTCACCCCAGTTATCCGGGTTCGCACGCGCAGCGAGCCAACGCCTGGTTTCGATCCGCAGCTTACGCACCTGTGCATCGTGTGCATCGATCGCGCCGTCAGCAATATCTAGCGTCTCCTCAGCAAGATGATCGGCCCACTTCCGCTTCGCTTCGTAGTATTTCTCTTCACGCTCTTTGGTTGCGCGCATCCACTTGTAAAACACGCGAGAGCTCACGCCAAGCTTCTTGATCAGGTTGACCGTTGTCATGCCCGACGCTAGGTCATCGAACACCTCCTCGCCTCCCTGGTCATCGATCCGACGCATCGCTTCACGCATCTTTGGTCTACCCGACATAGTCATCCACTCCCATATCTCTTAGCACGTCTCGCACCTCTTCCATGTCATCGACTACCCAGTACTCGTCAGGATAATCACGCTCCTTCAGCGGCTCCTGCTGGACGCGCAATTGTACCTGCTTCGAGGCGGTCGATTTGGTCATTTTGACCTGTTTTACGTGTTTACCTTTTCGTTCCACGTGAAACGATTCGAGCGTGTCGAATTTGTACTCACAAACTTTACACCGACGGTTACGTAGGACGCTCTCAGAACGCCTCTGAGTGTGCGTTACTTCTGACCTACCTTGGCATCGAGGACAGTTCATAAACGCCTCACAGAGCCTCTGGCTGCGTCTCAGCGCACGTATTAGTCAGATACCGTCTCACTTGCTCCGCTGCAAGACC